ACATATTCTATCCTAACCTTAGAGAGATGGCAAAAAAGTAATGGCTAGATGTAAATTCTGTGGAATGGATTCGCCTGATCTTACTTGGAAAAATACTGAACCAAATGACAATCTTAAACCAAAATGGAAATTGTTTATTGGTGAATTACCTCATGTCTGTAAACCAAAATCAAATATTGAAACCAAAGTAGAAAAAAAAGTAAAATGCCCAAAATGTAATCCTTTAACAAGAAAAGAAATACCTGCATCTGAATTACAAAATCACATTAAACGAGAGCATATTGATTGGGGTGATTACCAATGAAAGATGATAGAGACACTTTCAGCGTTGGTATTACTGCAAGTGATTATGGCAGAAAAAAAGAAACCGTTCATAAAACTAAACACGCAACACAAGATAAAACAAAACCATATTGGTGCAGAAATTGTTTACATCGTGTTAAACTATCAGACAAACAATGTCCACAATGCGAGGTCACTATTTTCAAACCATTGGCAACTAAACCAAAGGGGGTTAAATATTGAAAATCAAGTGTACAAGTTGTGTTAACGCAAGATGCGACAAACATTGTAGATGTTCCTGCCACTTTGAAGATTTTACGAGGATTAGATAAAATGGAAAAAGGCACTACTCTTGATACTAATCCACTTGCAGTTGTGATGGCACACAAGCATACTATTCCAATTCTGAAATTACTACAAGTAAGCCCAATGCGAATGAAGCATATTTTTCAAAAAATATACCATGAGGACTTTACGAGTAATCCAAGTGCATCAGCTTTAATGGCATACGCTTTACGTGAACTGAAATATCACAAATTAATCGAAGGTGGAAGATCAAAGCACAATGTAGGGTCATGGATTAACAATTATCGTATAACTGAAAAGGGTAGGCATCTTTTAAAAAAAGCGACAATTTTAGAGAATTTTTTATCATCTAGTCAAGATTATATGACATATTATGAGAGTAAGCAAAAAATGGATTCAAGAGCATGAATGAATTTAGTTGCAGAGTATGTAACAAATCATTTCCTGAATCCCAAGTTGGACTTGCTGAAAAAACATTTCATGAGATACAGCATGGGGATTTAGTGAATGAAAAGTAAGTCTGTACAACATCTACAATCCATCAAGGTTAATGATGAGTACGGAACACCCCACCTTTTATTTTTAGAAAACTGTTTAAAATTTGATTGCAGTCCTGCTGTTGATTATTTTGCTAGTGACAAAAATCATGTCTTGGACAAATACTACACAAAGAAAGATGATGCGTTTAAGAGAGAATGGTATCATAATGGATTCTGTAATTTCCCTTATTCGATGATGGAAGAATGTTTGAAGAAAGCATGGGAAGAACATGAAAAGTATGGCATTGAGATTATGATATTATGTTATGCAAAGACTGACACTAAATGGTGGCACAAATATGTGGAAGGTAGAGCAGAGTATCATTTTCAAAAAGGTCGAATAAAATTTCTAGATGAACAGGGCAATTTGACCAAGAACTCATCGCCATACCCTAGTGTTTGGATAATAATCAGGGGAAAAAATGAAACAGGATAACGACCATTGTGCATGTGGTAAGGTCTTACTGCGTAATCGCAAGTTAAAAAAAATATGTTCAGACTGTGAGGTTTTACAATGACAGAGTGTTGTAATGTCAAATGGGGTGTTGAAGTAAAGCGTTGTTTGCATTGTGATAATCCATTAAAGATGTACACAAGTAGAGATTTTGAAATGAAGCAGATGTTTGATAATGAAACAAAACAAGGGGATAATCAGAAACAATCAGAAAAAGTCTGACAGAAATTCCGATGCAGACAAGTTAGATCAAATCTGCATGGCGTTGGCAGACATTGGTTATAGTTTTTCAAGGGAAGTTTATCTTGTATTTGATACTGAACAGGGGGGTAAATTGATTCATCAAGGCAGTTCTAAACCAAAATACTATGAGAAAAATGAGGAATCTAAGAAAAGATACAAGATCAATAACTGTGATATTGTTGTAAAAATTGCAGATGAATTTCTATTCATTGAATTAGATGGTGAAGCAATACATGGAACATGCGACTGTGAATCGACCATTGGAACAAAGAACGCAGTTGGCTATAACCAAACCACTACGAGAAACAATCGTTACACACAAGCAGGATTGAATTGGTTTCCAATTAACGAATCACTTGCAAAGTTTGTAGGTCTGAAAAAAAACTTTGGTGAAATTGTTGCGTTTATTGCATTAAGTTATGTGCAAAAAATTGTAGCAAAAAAAGAAATTCAAGCTTTTTGATTTAGGTTTTGTGAAAATTTTTATCATAATAGGTCATAATAACTAATTTTTTTGAAACAATAACATGGCTATTGAAGGCGTGAGTGGGCTATGATTTGTTGTAAAGGAACTTGCCACAGAAGATGCTTACAAACTTTCGATTCTCATAAACCACGATATGAAAATGGTCACAAATACTGCTCAATATGTGAAGTTTGGTTTGGTGAAGATTTGTATAGATGCCCATGCTGTCACGTAAAATTAAGAACAAAGCCTAGAACTGTGAAAAAAAAGGTGGTCGTTGTTGAGTAGTCAAAAAGAACTAGATGCACTAAACAAGAAACTAATCAAGTATATAGAAAAACATCAAATGACACCAGAGGGTGCTATGCGAATACTTGGCAGGTCAATGTCAAGTAAATCAATTTTAGTTGGGTCAGATTTTCATTGTGGAAGTATCAATGCGTTATGCAGTCCTGAACCAATACGTGATGATGGTTTACAAATTGTTCCAACAAAACAACAAAAGGCATTGTATGATTTTTGGGAAACAATACCTGACCAGATTACAAAAAAACCTGTTTTGTTTTTAGCTAATGGTGAACCCTGCGATGGTGCAAACAAAAAGAACGGTGGTAGTGGTGTGTGGACTACTAACTTGGGTGATCAAATTACAGATTTTGCTAAATGTATGGAAGTGATTCCGTATGAACACATGCTAATGACGAGAGGTTCACCATATCATGTAACTATTGACGGAACTAATTTTGAAGAAATTATTGCTAAGCAAATGTCAATAGATAACTATCGTGCATTTGGTGGAAGTGGTAAAACAGACTATGAAGTAAATTTTGAAATTAATGGTAAATTTTTCAACGCAACTCACCATGTAGGATTCAGTAGATGGTGGCAATACAGAACAACCCCACTTGCAATAGAGTTAGTTAAGATGCACTTTAGTAATGAAAAGAGAAAATTCCATACAGATTTCCTGATAAGAAGTCACGTTCATTATTACGCAAGAGCAGGATTCCTAAACACAGATGCAATATCAACACCTGCATGGAAGTTACCTGATGCTTTCATGTATCGTAACGGTGTTCCTGTTTATCCTGATATTGGCATGATTGAAATTATTGTCGAATCTAATGGAAGCATTGTCATTAATCCTATTGTTGATTATGAAGTACATCTAGAACTAAGCCCAATGGTGAAACATTACTAATGGCAAAAAAGAAAACAACTGTGATAGAAATGGAAATTCCTGAATGGGCTAACGAAGTAACAATCCCTGTACTCACTGATGCAGTTCATGATTTGATTACATCTTTGCCAAAAGGGTATGGTATCAAAACCAAATCAGGTGAAATTTGGAATGGTTTCCATGCACAGACATTACACAATAAACTAATTCAACTCAAAGGCTTTCATGATAGAAGTATTCGCAGAACAAGGGAAGCATTACAATATCACTTGGAAAAAGGTTTGCTTGGAATTGTTTTAGATGCAGATGGGCAACCACTAAAAAAAATTGTTAATGGTTACAGAGTAAAAATCTATTACAGGATATAGAAATGGAAAAATCTGTTAAGTTTGATTTTGAAATTACAAGTGAATCAGGTGAAGATTACGGTGAATATTTTGAAGATACAAACAGGATTGCTGTTTACCTAAAGCCACATTCAGAATGTATTCCTAATCTTTTAGCCACAATATCGCATGAATTGTTTCATAAGATAATTACAGATTCAGAAGAAACAATCGACATTGAACAGGAACACAAACTAATCAAGCGTTTGATGTGGCATGAACAAGATTTGATCTAGTGCATACTTTGCATACTGTAAATACCGTCAACATACTTCCATTATACTAACAGGCTACCACCTGAAATTATGTCCACAGTAGAAATTGTGTATGTTAAACATACACCAGATGTAATCTGTCCACGTTGCGACAATGTAATGGCAAGTATTCAAGCTTGTCACGAAAAATGTTTCAAGTGTGGTGCAGAATTAGATTGTAGTGATCAAGGCTAGTGGGGTAAATATATTAAAAAAATCCCCACATAGGCATGGCGTTACCGTCTGATATGTTGATCAAACAACATGACAATCTTATTGCACAACTGATTGATGCAAATGACAAATCAACAGTTACAAAAAAAGAGTTAGTGCGTAAATTGATCGAAACATCAAGACCACTTCTAGCCAATAATTTTGTGAAAGGTCTAAAATCTTCACAACTTGCTTCTTATATCAACCAACAACTTTTAGTTAACAAGATAGAATTTCCTCGAAACGAGAATTTCTATTCCCTTTTTACAGATTCAGAAAAACGAGAATACGGAACTAATGTAAATTCTACTACAAGTAGAATTGAACACGAACATAATTGGGTAGGTGACGATTTTGAAAAGATTTGTGAGTGTGGTGACATACTTAGAGCAGGTAAACAATACAGCATAGTAGTAGAAGAACCCAAACCTGAACCAGAAAAATTTGAGATTAACAAAACCAAACAAGATAAGACACCAAAAAGACCTTACTCAAATCCTACAACAGACTATCTTTCAAGACTAGCTTTTGTTTGTGAAGATTATGCTAAACTGTTACGTGACCAAATTAAAAAACACAACAAGTATGAATCGGTAGCAGAAGCATTAGATGAATTTTACACTAAAGATAAACTAATCAAACTAACAGATGAGGTAAAATCATTGGAAGCCAAAGTTATTCACGCTGACAAATCTTCCGATGCAAGGCAAAAAGTTGGTGAGTTTGAAAAAATAAAGGCATACATCTTACAGCAAACTACACACACAGTCGCACACGTTGCCAAAATTATTAACATCACCCCCAAACACATGACAAACAATGTAATTCGCAACATTGAAAGATCAAGAAAAATTATGCGTTGGTTTAAGACAGTATTCGTTACATGTCCACATTGTAAAAAACAATCACAGTGGGAAGCTTACGATTGGTTCAATGAACAATGTGAACGTAGTACGCTTGACTTAGACATGCAACAACCGTTAGTTCCTATAAGATAGTAAATTCGCAAACACTCTATGTGGTCAACACGATACTTGGGAATCATATCCTATGCCTTTGTATCTGCCCTGCTAATCGCAAAAGACGTTGTAAGTGACGTTGAAGGTGCAGTCTTACTGTTATCCCCTCTTGCTATTTTCATTGGTGCAGATCAAATCAAACATAGATCAGAATACTAAAAATAGCTAACTTTCAGTCAGCTTCATTTTGAGTATTTTCTTCTTTTTTTTTCAGATGTTTATATTCAGCAAATTTCTAAACGTGTCAGTAACATGTCCACAGAAAATGACGTAACTTCACAAATGGAAGTTGGCTTTACAGAGGAAGAACTAAAAGCCCAAAACGAATTTGTCTCTGAACAAATTGGAATTGGTCACAATCTTGGTTTTTCAGCAGGTGAGATAAGTAAAGCACTAGCATCTTCCATGCGAATAGTTGAAGAAAATACCTACCGTAGATACAACATCATTACAACACAACATCACTACGAGAACAAATTCACTACACAATATGTCAAAGACCTAAAACGTGGTGGCACATTCACACTTGGAAGCCACTACAAAGTTACACCACATGAACAACTCATTGAGTTTGTACAAAATGGTGCAAAAGAACTTGACATTGAATTAGAACTTGTAAAAGATAAAAGAACAGCAGGTAGTTATTACAACCTAAGAAACGAGGAAGGAATGACAGTTTCAAGAAATGGCAGATTCATGTGTACATCTTTTGTTGTAAAAGACAATGCAACAGTTGATGTATTCAATGGTGACAGAATTGAATCTGGTATTACCATCATTAATTCACTTGATGGTTCTACTGCAACCTACACAATACCAATGTCATACAGACTTCTATGTTCTAACGAGATACCACACATGATGCGTTCAATTTACGCAAGTGGTAGAAAATTGATGGAACAGTTTAGAGCATTGGCAACACTAACTTGGCACTCTCGTAAAGTCCTACAACACAAGTATGCAACATTTGAAGATTATCTTGCAGAGGCAACCAAGTCAAGATTTGTTCATAATGTAAAGCCTGATCCTGATCTCTTGATGAACAGCATCGCTTTACAATTAGAGCAGGTCAAAACAATCTTGCCTATCTACAAGAAGTTGGCTACTACCAAATTGACAAAGAAACGTGTTGAGCAGATAATTGGTATCAGTACACCAGAAACATCTGCCATGCCAATCAGTTTGACAAAGGAACTTAGACCAAACACAGCAGGTGTTATTGCAACACGAAAAGACAAAGAATGGAAACTCGTTGAGGTAGATGAGAATATGACTGAATATGATTTGTTAAATGAATATTCTTTCCAACTCACACATCACCCTAACGTTAGATCATCTGTCGTTTCAAACTTGGGTCACTATGAAAAGTTACACAGACACTTTTTCTCACCACACCAACAAATTCTTACAGTTCCAAACTGACAAGAATTTCCCCCTTCTTTCTTTTTTTTAATAGGTTTTCTAACTAATGTTATGGCAATTTGTATCGTTTCTGAAACCAATGATGGTCAGTTAGCATTTTCAGAGGATAAGGAACAATCACATTGGTCAGGAAAATGGAACGATGAGATTGTCTGGT